GCGTGATCTTGTCGACCTTACCGTCGAGATCTCCCTGAAGGCCCGAGACCTGAGATACGGCGATGGTCGGTATGTCGCTCGCGACCAGATCGCCTCCTGCGGTGACTAATCCCTTGGCATCGTAGGTGATCTTGCATTTGGTGGCGCCCGTTATCGCGACGTTCTTATCGACCTTACCGTCGATCTGATCCTGAACGTTGCCGGACACTCCCGACAGATATGCGAGCTCCTGAGCGGTGACCGTCGATACTGCGACCTTCCCATTCTCATCGGAGACCATCGCCATCTCGGGAGTGAGATCGCTCGTCAGGATGGACGTGGCCGCTCCTGTGATCGCTATGCCGTATTGAGCGAAGGTGTCCTTCACCAGCTTCTCGCTCGGGATCCTGTCGTCGGATAACGGACTTCCCCATGAGGTGACGATCTGCGTATCGTCGACCTTGGCATCGAGGCTGTCCTTGACGAGCTTCTCCCCGGGAATGTTGTCATCGGAGAGCGGGACGGACCATGTCGTCACGATCTGACTGTCGTCCACCTTCGCATCGAGAGCGGCCTGCTGTGCGACGCTCACGGGCTTATCGAGGTCGCTTGTATTATCAGCATTGCCGAGGCCAACCTGCGCCTTGGTGACCACGTGAGGATTGGAATGATCCGCCTCGTGCGCCAGCAGGAGAGCCTTGGTGTCGTCGTCGATGTCCTTGGTCCATTGGGATCCGTCCCAACGATAGAACGTGCTGTCGGCGGTGCAATAGACCACCTTGTGATAGGTGACCTGAGGATCCGCCGTCGGTACCGTGTCCACCTCCTCGAACCCGTCCGCATAGTGATGGGCGGTCTGCATCTGATCCAATCTCGCTTTATTGATGACCGTGCCGGGTTCGGACGGCGTCTCGTCCACCCACTGCACGGGTGTGTATTCCTGCGTCATGATGTCGCCTCCTTGAGGTCCGCGTCTATGATGTCACGGACGATGGCGGGTATCTCCGCCTCGAATGGTAATGATATGAAGTGATCCCTCGCCTGAGGTTGGGTGTGATTATGGGGATGGTCGTGCTGATACCTCGCATAGATCATGCGGTTCTCCATCGTGAGCATGACCGCATCGACGGTGGCGTCCACGTGATAATTGTTCGCTCTCCTGAGGAAGCCCTTGTCGACGGGAGTGATGACGGCGGCCTTCGCCTCGATCTTGGCACCGTGCGTCCTGAGGATCTGTGCCGTCCTCGAATTGTGATGCTCGGTGATGCGCCTGATGCGCTCGGCGGCCTCGGCGAGGGTTATCGGTTCGCTCATGCGATCCTCACCGCCTTATGCGTCGGCTGTCCCCATTGGTCGGTCGCCGTGATGACCTCGCGGATTATTGCGCCTTGGTCATATCCGGCAGGAAGATCTATGCGGTCGTATGCTTCTATGTCCGTGCTCGCCGGGAGGAGGATCTGCACCGTGCTGTTGGTGATGTAGTCGCCCTTGTCGGTGATCTGTCTCTCCGTCCTGATGGCGAGCCTGCACGAGTATTCGATGCCCGCACCGTAGGTGGGCTGGCCCGTCATATCCGCTCCCGCGTACTTATAGACGGTGCACGACTGTCTCATCGTGTTGTTAACGATCTCCGCCATCGGGCTCAGTGCCATCTCAACGGCACCTTCCCTGAGCGTATGTGCTTGACCGCCGCTCCCCTTGCATAAGCGGCGGACTTGATCTGGCTCTCGGCCTGTTCGGTGAGCATGTCGCAGACCGTCTTCAGATCGGTGCTCATGCTCAGATCAGGCATGGATATGCTCGAGGGCTTTATCCCTCTTAGGTCGAGGTTCTGTCTCAGATAGACCTCGGCCATCAGGACGACTGCGCTCTCGGGCGGTGTGACATGATATGCGGATGCCTTCTGGTTGCACCAATCGGTCGCATATCTGATAACGAGATCGAGAAGGTCGTCGCTGACCACGTCGGAGGACAGCCCGAACATTGTGCGGAGATCCTGAGCCATTGTCATGGCTTGTCCCCCTTGTGCCCGGGTCCGTCGAGCGGTGTGAACCTCTGCTCCTGACCTTCCCAATCGGGTACGTCCATCCATCCGCGTGCCTCGTTGTCATAGGCTCCCGTGCCGACCGCCGGAGGGATGTCCAACCATTCAGCCTGATGCGCGCTGACGCGGTTCCTGTTGATGATCGCCTGTCCCATGAGGCCCTTGTAGGTACGGGTCAGGACCTTGGCGTTGGTGTGAGTGTCTATTATCATCTTATCACGCGGGGATGGGTTGGGGAGGATGTCCCTCCTCCCCGAGGGTGTTCGTATGCTCAGCTCGTCAGCTTGACGCGGACGGTGGCGCCCTTGTTGTTGATCGAGCTCTTGTCGCTGTCGACGGGCTCTGCTACGCAGAACCTCGAGACGACGGTGGGCTGGAGGGCGTACTTGGTGATGTTGTCGAACTCACCGACGGTCATGTCCTCGCGGATCACGATGTGTGATGAGTGGTACTTGTCCACCACGATGGCTCCGATGTCGTTGGCGTTGGCCCAATCGAGGCCCGTGGATCCGTCGACACCGAGGTCCATTCCCGCGAACCTGATGAGGGATGCGTTCTCTCCGACGGCCTGTGCCCTGTCGTTGTATGCGGGGACAGCCATCGCATTCAGTGCGTCCGCCTCGAACATGGGTGCCATGAGTGCTCCCGTTGCCCTGAAGCCGTTCTTGCCGACCTGTCCGCGTGCCTTGTTCAGTCCCTCGAGGGACTTGGTGGCGACTGCGGTCGTGTCTGTGCCGTAGCAGTACGTCAGGACGTTGGTGACTGCTTCCTGATCGAGGGCGATCTCCATCGAGGCTCCCATCTCGCGGATGGCGGCTGCCTTGACGTCGACGGATGCGTCGGCGAGGATGCCCTTGTCGAGGGTGCACATGAGCTTGTATTCCTTGACGACGGCGAGCTTCTTACCGATGGTCTCTGCGAGATCCACTGCATCTGCGTTGGGTGCGACTGCCTTGGCTCCCTTCCTTGCTGAGAAGAACGGGATCTGCTCTGCGCCGGACTTGGCTCTCCAGACCTCGAGGATGTTGCGTGCCGAGGTGTAGGGCATCGCTCCCTCCATGATCGTGTCTGCGACGAGGATGTCGACGACACCCGATCCCTTGACGGATGTTCCCGTAGGGTTGGACGGGCTCAGGAAGTCCGCCTTCTTGAGTGCGGAGAACTCGAGTGCTCCTCTGCTGTTGGCCTTCATTCCGACCATTGTCTCAGGCATGAGGCGCATCAGTCTCTCGGTGGCCTCGGCGCTGAAGTCGAGGTTTCCGTTGTCCATCGCCATGATGGCCTTGAGGTAGGTCGAAGGCTTGGCGTTCGCATACTGATTTACTCCCGGGATCGCGTTGGCGGCGAAGTCGGAAGTCTTGGTGACGTATTTGCCTGTCTCCATGATAATCACGATCCCTCTGTGTTGACGCCGGGTGCGATGACCACGAGACCGTCTGCTCCGCCCGCGATGGGCTCGAGCGCTACGCCGAGGTAGTTGCCCGTTGTCAGGGCGACCACTCCGCCGAGGGTGCCTGCCGTGACGACTGCTCCCGCCGTGATTGCGGTGGATGCATCGCCGTTGGCGCATCTTGCGACGCCTGCGACCCTGATCGCTCCCTCGGTTCCCGAGGGGATGTCGTAGAGTGCGACGCCAATGATCTTCTGTGAACTCGCGGTGGCGGGGAGGACGAGGCCGTCGGAGTTGATCTGGACGACCTGACCTGCCAGCACATCGGAGTAGGCTTTCTTGGTGACTTCTGTCCCGAATGCTCCGTGAACTGTGTCAGGAACGAGCGGGAATGCGGATATACCTGCCATGTGTGTCTCTCCTTGTGTTTGCCTCAATAGAGCGCCGTGCGGATGCCCGTGCCCTGTCTGGAGAACTCATACACCTGAGGCTCGGTGCGTGCGTCCTTGTCTGCGCCCATCTTGCCTTTGAGGCCCGTGGGTGCGCCGTACTGTGCCACGGTGCTCTGCATGGCATCCAGCTTCTCGCTGATCGCCTTGCTGAACTCCGCGAACTTGTCGTCGAGGTGCTTGGAGTATTCCTCTGCCACGCAGGGTACTCCCCACGCTGACATACATCCCTCCAACCTTCCGAGGGCACGAACCCTCTCCTCCCCTTCGGCCTCATTGACTGCTTTAATCATGTCCTCCGCCTCCGGGATCAATGCCTCGACGAACCTTCCGAGGATGTCTACGAGGTCGTCGACCTTCTCGGCCTCGGGCTCGGTCTTGGGTTCCTCCTCGACCTTGTCCTCAACCTTGTCGATGACTTCCTCGACGACCTCCATCTTGTCGTCGTCTGCCATTGTTGGTTCCTCCTTCCCGAATGCGGGAAGCTTGCATACTTCGCAGGCTCCGTCCTCGACGAGGGCGAGGCCCGTGAAGCTCACGTCGATCACCAAGCCGTCCGGCTGGATCTCGACCACTGTCTCGGCGGATACGTCCTTGATCCCGCCCGCTTCCCTTGGCATCTGCACGAGGGAGGCGCACGCCTTAGAAGCATCCGTCTGACAGTGGAGATAAACGTCGCCCATTACGGCTCCGTTGTCGTGAGAGTAATATGGGTTGACCACCGCACCTATCTTCTCGGTGACGGACCTAGGTGTCCCGCCCGAGTGTCTGGTCCAAACCGCATTATCCGCCCATTGTCCGGCACAGCGCTGAAGGACCTCCTCGGTGAACGTGGTGTCAATCCCGTGCATATCGGTCCAACTTCCAGCGGCCATGATGATGACATCATGGATCAGGAGGCCACCGTCCTCGGTGGCCTCGTATGATGAGAGCTGGCCCGCCTGATTGTAATACGCTTTATGCTTGGTCATATCGTGATCGCCTCCTGATCGGCGAAGTGCGGGATCCTGCAACAGCGACAGTTAGGGTGCCACGGCAGGGCCATCGGCTCGTTGAGACCGTAGACCTTGAGCGTCGTCCCGCTCCCGCCCGTGGCGAGCTCCACGCACTTGGGACACAACCTGTCGTCGTCCGTGGGGAATGACAGATAACCGTCGCATCCCGCCTGAATGTAGCGTGCCTTGGCGACGACGTCGCATACGCGCATCGTCTCGGTACGGACTATCGTCTCGGCATGCTTGACCTGACCCTCGCCCGCCTTGTTGATCTGGCGTGCGGTCTGCTCCGCTCCCCATCCCTTCTGATAGCCTTCGCTGGTGATCCTCGTGACGTCCTTCAGGAGATCATCGCCTACGGAGCGGACGTTCTCCATGATGTTGGCCTTGAGCATGTCGATCTCCTCGGGAGGGATGTTCACCGCGTCCCCGAGGACGATGCCCGTGTGCAGGTTGTTGAGCACTCTGTCGCTGACCCTGATGGTGGTTTGGGTGGCGTTGCGCATCCAATCCTCGGCGCTGGCGCTGAGGTCCTCCTTCAGGCTGTCGGTGAGCCTGTCGAGGATCCTCATGCGCTCGGGATCGTCACCGACGGCGACCTTGGCCATCGCCTCGGTGTAGCGGGATATGATCTCCCTCTGACGGGCGATCTCCTCACGCTCGATGCGCTTAGTGCCAGATGGGTCTCTGCGATTTACGGGTGACCTCATTCAGCCGCCTCCTTGCCTTCACTGCCCTGCGCCTCGGCGATATGGTGCATGACCCTGTCGATTAGCTCATCACGCATCTTCGCGGTGTCGTATTCGCCGGACTTAGGATGTTTTCCCCAGATCTCGGCCTGCTCCTCCACTGATAGCAGATATTCGGGATCCGTCGGGTCGAGTGACGTAATGGCCTGAAGGAGCTGTGCCTTTTTGAGCTGGCTGTCGGGATCTGGGGAGTTGAATATGAGCTGGACGGTGCCTGCCTTGATGCCGAGGTCCGGCAGTACGTAACGGTCCAGATAGAGCGACTGCATCGTCTGAGCGACGATCAATTGCTCAGCGGCGATGCGGTTGTAGTATTTGCTGAGGGTGACCTTGGCGGTGGCCTCTGAATTGTCGGACAGACCAGCCATCGCTCTCGGGATCTGCATGGCGACAGCTACGGCCTGAAGGGCGGTCTCGGCGTATGTCGCGACCTGTGTCACGCCTTGGGCGTTAAGCGTGTTGATCTTGGCGCCGAGACCATTGGCCATCGTCGATCCCGGGCCGAGGTCGGCGAGCTCACCCTCGAGTAGGTCCGCAGGGACGATGCCGTCGTCCCCTTCGAAGGTGATGTCATAGGATGGGTAGCCCATGCGGAGGATCATCGCCGTGTTGGCCTCGCGTATGTTCTCGTAATCGACGATGGACTTGTATGCGGGTGCGAGCTCAGAGCGTCCCGTCTCGGGCGTTCCGGCGTAGGGTCTCAGGGCCAGCGTGATGACCTCACGCTTGGTCCATTCGGTGACGACGTTCTGGTTCTTGCCCATCTGGACGAACCCGTCCAGCCAGCCGTCGGGATCCATTACGGGATAAATGTTGTAGGAGGAATGGGCGACGAGTGCATGGCGCTGACCGACCGTTCCGATCTCGGCGAGACCGAAACCGTAAATCTTGCTCTCGATGGCGAGCTTCTTGACCTCGATCTCGAATGAGACCGCCGTCAGGTATTCCCTGACCTTGGCAACGTCGTCGGCGTCCTCCCCTTGGAGCGCCCATCCCTGCGCGAACAGGTCGTCCACCTCAGTGTTGATGATGGAGCCTGCGATGGTGTTCTCATATAACTCGGAGAACTCACGGTGTTGGCTGATCTCCTGTGTCAATTCGGATGCGTGACGGAACTTCCCATCGTCGGCTGACAGACGGATGGTCGCACCCTTGATGCCCTTGGCTGGTGCCTGATGCTCGGTGGGGACTGATCTCCTCTGCCACGGCCAATTCATAATAAGGGTTTAGTCGTGGGCATTTAAAAGGATGGATAATATCGCTTATTTGCGTTTGAATATCAGGTAAATGATGCCAACAAAATCAACAACGGCGATGGCCAATGCGATCGTGCTTAAATCGAAGAAAGATCCCGAGCTCGGAGCGGCCGATGATCCCCACGGCTCGGGAGCGACGGTATATCCCTTAATCATGTATGTGCCGGGCTCGAATGTCGATTGATATGTGACGACCTCTCCCGTGTCCATTCTGATCCAATAATTAATAGCTCCCGATGTCGGCGGTATGTTCGCCGTCCCGATGGCCTTCCCCGGCAGTGCGTAATAGGTGTCGACCAGATTGATGCCGTCATTATAATAGCACAGCATCACGGGTTCGATGCCGGCCTCGGCGGGCCTGTCCGCTCCTTCAGAGCTCTCGATCATGAACGGCGACATAATCACCGAGATTGCCAA